CTTTAATAGTGGCATATGCGATTAGTAACAACTACTGCTACACGTTTTAAGCCTCTAAGTAGGTCAATGTTACCTAATTGTGCCATGTCGTCGTACGCATGGCATAAGTCACAAGCTATTGGTGTACATTCATTTCCGAATAGCCACTCCTTGACAGGTATATGACCGGTGTAAGATTCACCGACTAAGAAACTTGTTAAAATTTGCATTTCTTTATAACTTAGAGAGTTTTTCAAACTTGGTAACGTAGGGTGTTTACTTGTGATAGGGGTGTTTGCCTTTACTTTGTCTTTTAAGAAGTTTATATTTATGTGGTGGCCGGCTATCGGTCTAACTATCCGCCTCATGTACTTAGACACGTAACCGGTTGTTGTTCCTTTTGAATAACTTGCTTCTTTAAACACAGTGTGTAGTGTCTGCATGACGGGGTTACCTACTAGACTTTCAAACTTCTCTTTAAATTGTGATAGGTAATCTTCCGTGGCATACGCTTTTGCATTTTCACTGATTGGTTGGCGTATTGGTTCGGTTTCCGGTAACAATATTGTAACAACATTAGCATTTGGAAGACAGGGACCGCCATTCACTACAGCTCTGTGTCCTGTTATATGTCTACTTGTCCAGTAGTCAAGCCCTGATCTTTTCTCTAAACTGCGAGATACAAGCCTTTCCATCACACCTTCAGTCTGTGCCCTATTATCCGCAGTCCAACACATACGTTGGTAGACACCAGGTATATCAAAGTCAGCCAACTTGAGATGATTTACCCATGATCCACACACAAAACTTGCAAGTGTACGATTCAAATACCCATAACTAGCATTGCCCAATATCGCGTGTCGGAGAAATTCAGCACCTTCACCCCATGACTGCTTTCGCTTGTTGAAGGCAGATTTAGAAGATATAGCCTTTTTTATCACCTTACGGGCGTCATCTCTGTTTGCTAGAGACAACACAATGTCATCGCCTACATAGAATGCAGCCAAAATAAGTTTGCTTAGATCGCCTAAAGCTATATGTAAATATATTTTACATGCTATTGTATTAGTCACTGTTGTCATCCTTTTGCCTGTGAGTAGCGAGAATTTGATCTTACCTTTCACTCCTCCGTGGCGTATCCACTGATTTTTCGTTGCAGCCAAC